AGTAGAAGTTACACATATATAATTAAAAATTTATATTCAAATCCAAATGAAGTATTTGATACTATTATTGAAGACGAAAAGATTGCACAAAGAAGTAAATCTGTAACTCAAACTTATGATGAACTTATTGATTTAGGTTATAGATGGCATTTAGATAAGTCTAAAGTTGATTTATACGAACTTAAAAAGAAAATGTATCTTGCAATGGTAACTGTAAATATACTAGAGGGTTTAAGATTCTATGTATCATTTGCTTGTTCGTTTGCATTTGGTGAATTAAAACTACTAGAGGGTAGTGCTAAAATTATTTCGTTTATCGCAAGAGACGAATCACAACATTTAGCTATGTCACAAACTGTTATCAATAACTGGCATGACCGTAATGATGACAAAGACATGATTAAGATTAGAAAAGAATGTGAAAAAGAAGTTTACAAAATGTATGATGACGCATTAACGGAGGAGAAGCGTTGGGCAACACATCTATTTTCCAAAGGAAGTATGATTGGTTTATCAGAAAAACTGTTACACCAATTTGTAGAGTACATGGCGAACAGGCGTATGAAAGGAATAGGCCTAGAACCAAGATACGAACAAAAAACAAATCCTTTACCGTGGGTAGACCATTGGTTGAATTCAAAGGGTACACAAAACGCACCACAAGAAACTGAAATTGAGTCTTATGTAATTGGTGGCATAAAACAAGATGTTAAAAAAGACCAATTCAAACAATTTAAACTATAATGGCAATAGAAAAAGTTACAAAAACCTGTTCCTCTTGCGAGACTAAATATACCGTAGCATGGGATATTGAAGAGCAAGATTTAGAACCTCTTACATGTCCTTTCTGTGGATTTGAAGTAGAAGATGAGGAAGAAAATGTTGAATGGGTTAATGAACACGAAGACGAAGAAGACGATAATTGGAATTGATTATAGTTTAACAAGTCCGGCTGTCTGTATTAATATTGGTGGTGATTTAATGTTTTATTATTTGACCAACAAGAAAAAGTGGATCGGAAAACAAAGTGAGAATATTATTGGTTATGAACATGAAGAATGGACAGACCCCATTAAAAGGTTTAAAAACATCTCAAGCTTTGTTTTTCAGGTCATTGAAAAACATATCTCACATAAAATCGGTTATAGAAGTATTGACAATATCTTTATTGAAGGATATTCCTTTGGTTCAAAAGGTCGTGGAGTATTTCAAATTGCCGAAAACTGTGGTATTCTTAAATATAGATTAATGGAAATGAATTTAGAATATGAAACTGTTGTTCCTAGTGTTGTAAAAAAAGGTGCTACAGGTAAAGGTAACGCTGATAAAGACAAAATGTATGAGGCATTTGTGAAAGAAACTAAAATTGACTTGAAGAAAATATTTGATACTGAAAAAGTAGGTAACCCTATATCAGATATTGTTGATAGTTATTATATTCAAAAGGTTGGTTATGATAACATATCAGTTTGAGACTAAAAGAGCTTCATCAGCATTTCTAAATGCATTTTCAGCTAGATTAAATCCAAAAATATTTCATTCAGTAGAAAGAAACAAAGAACCATCTAAAGGCGCAGAGAGATTTTTAGATTTCATTTGGCCTGATTGGGACGGTGAAATACCTGATAACCATATAGCAATATTTCAAGGTCTAATTAGAGGTACAAAAGCAGTGCATGATGTTTGCGTTAGGGATAATAAAGATTGGTATTACTTTGACCAACCTTATTTCTTTAGTAACGATTACAGACAATCAAACACAGGTCACAAATGGTATCGTATCATCAAAAACAATACTCAAAAAAATTATATAGAAAAAAATGTCAGAGTTACCAAAAGGTGGGAATCATTATGGGATAAATTAAATACAAAATGTAGAGATGAATTAACACCTAAACCATGGCAATATGACGGTAAACATATATTAGTAATACCACCAAGTTATCATACTGCTCGTTGGTATGGTATTGACAGAATCGAGTGGGAAAAAGACATTGTAAAAAAGATAAAACAACATACTAGAAAAGATATAGTTGTTAGACAAAAATTCAAAGATGACGCAGATTGGTCACCTGATAGAAAAGAAACACCATTAAGTGAAGATTTAAAAGATTGTTTTGCTATGGTATCTTTCCATTCAATGTGTGCCGTACATGCTGTCATGGCTGGTGTTCCTAGTTATTGTAGTGAACATAGTCCAGCATATCCTGTGAGTTTAGGTTTAAATGAGTTAGACCAAATTAAGGACCCATTATATACAGGTGAGAGACAAGATTGGGTTAAATCTTTAATGTGTGCTCAGTTTACTCAACAAGAGATGTTGAGTGGTCAAGCATGGTCACACTTAAACGGAGGCAATAAGTGGTAAATGTACACTAAATTTTACGAAAGCTTAAGTAAAGCAACTAGACAAGATATGCCATGGGAACATTTTACCTTTGGTCAGGCATTAACACAATCACAAGTGGCTGAGATTAGAGGTGCAACATTTCAAAGAAGTGGTGTATTACATGATGGCACAAGGTCAGGTTATAAAGAGGGTGTTGAAAAACAAAATCATAAATTAAGAGAGTATATTACAAATGATAATAGAACAAAATATCCTGAACTAATAAATCTTATAAGAGAGTTACAAAGTAAACCTATTAGAGAATTGATTGCTAAAATGGTAGGTAATGAAAACAACTTTGATAATTCTTATGTAAGATTAGAAGTATTAAATGATACAGAGGGTTTTTGGTTGAAACCTCATTGTGATATTCCAGAAAAACTAATATCTAGTTTAATATATGTAAATGAGACAGGCGAAAATGTAAGTTTAGGTACAGATTTATATAACGAAGACCTAGAACTAAAACATACAGTACCTTTTTGGCATAACTACGGATATATATTTCATGGTCCTAATAAGTGGCATGGTATGGAAGAAGGAAAACAAATACAAGTTGAAAGAAGAGGCATACAATTAAATTATGTAACTTTTAAAACAGATTGGAAAGTATATGAATGAACAAGAACTATTAAGTGAGATTAAAAGACTTGAAGGTATGTATATGCAGCCTCAAGAATTTAAACAATATAAAAACTATTGGTTACCAGAATCAATAGTAAAAGAAAGCACAAATGTATTATCATTAGGTGTACATAGAGATGTAGGTTGGGAACAATCTATGTTGCAAGACAATCCTAACATGAACATACATTTATATGACCCTACACCAGATACAGTTAAGATGTGGGAAACAAATTTTGCTGGTAAAAATAAGATGACATTTCATCAAGTTGCATATAATAAAACACCTGGTACTATGAAGTTTTATTATGATAAGAATGATTTAGCAAAATGTTATTCACTATTACCATTACCACAATTTGGTGAAAATCCAGCATACATTGAAGTAGAGTGTAAGAACTTAAAACAGATGATGGAAGAAGATATGCCACAACCAGATATTATCAAAGCTGATATTGAGGGTGTATGGTATGATTTCTGTTCAGAGATTTTAACTTATGATGTTCCTTTCAAAGCATTTCTAATTGAGTTTGAAGTAAAACTAATTGACAATGAAACTAGTTTACAACAATATGAACAAATGTTAAAAGACCTTAATTACAAATACGAAGTATTTTTAAATAGACCTAGAAACAAATGTTTATCAGAGGCAGTTATATTACGAGGTAAGTAATGTTAATAAACTTCTTTTTAAAATCTACACCATTGCATTATCAAAGAGAGATATTAATGGACTTTGCACACTCAATTGGTGGCAATTGCATAAAATCTGAAGGATATGAGGAATGTGATGTTGCTGTTATATTTGGTTCATGGAAAAAGTCACCTAAAAAGAAGTGGAAATTAATGTTACAACATCATTTTACAAAAAATAGTATTGTACAAAATCATAGAAATAAACCATTAATAGTAATTGAAACACCTTTATTAGGTAGAACTATTACAGATAACCACGAGTATCATAGAGTTGGCTTAAACCATTTTATGAGAGGTCTAGCAGATTTTAAAAATCAAAATAGTCCGTCAGATAGATTTAAAGAACTAGGTTTAACAATCAAACCATGGAGAAAGAAAGGCGACCATGTATTAATAGTCGGTCAAAATATGTATGACGCCTCGTTATTTGGTCTTGATTTTGAATTGTGGGTAAAAAATACTATTCAACATTTAAGAAGATATACAGATAGACCTATAGTTTTTAGAGACCATCCAGAAAACAAAAACCAAATGAAAAATATGGTAGAGACTTACAAGTGGTGGAATGTATCTTATAGTAACGAGGGTACAATCAATGACGATTTAAAAAATGCACATTGCACCGTATCATATACTAGTGGTTCTACTATTGATTCTATATTAGCTGGTGTGCCTGTAATACCATGTAATGAATGTAATTTTGTATGGCCTATATCTAGTCATCAATTATCAGAGATTGAAAATCCTAAACTTGGTGAAAGAACGCAACTATTATATGACCTAGCATATGCTCAATGGTCAGTAGAAGAAATTAGACAAGGTAAGCCATGGCACCACTTAAAATAAAAGTAATTACAACTTACAATAATAAACTACATAAAGAGTACGCTCATAGGTTTGAAGAAACTTATAATTGGCCATTTGAATTAGTGGTTTATAATGAAGATGTACATACACTACCAGATTTAAAGGCATTTGTAGAAAGAAATAAACATAGACAACCTTATTCAGATTACAAAGTAAAAGGCAAAGCGTTTCTTACAGATGGTGTCCGTTTTAGTTATAAGGTATATGCATATACACATGCCATTATGACACAAGAGGTAGATGGTTTAATTTGTATTGACGCTGATAGTGTTTTTCATAAGAAGATAGATGAAGAATGGATTGCTAAACATATTCATAGAGATGATTGTATGATGGCATATCTAGGTAGAGGTAATCATTATAGTGAATGTGGTTTTTTATATTTTAATTTAAATCATACTGATACTAAATCTTATGCAAATAGAATGAAATCATTGTACGATACAGATGGCATTTATAATCTAAAAGAACAACACGATAGTTACATTTGGGATTATGTCAGAAAAGAATTTGAAAACAGAGGTACAAGAAATCATAATATTGGCGATGGTAAACCAGGTCATGTACAAGCTAGGTCTATATTAGGTGTTGTTTACGACCACACCAAAGGCAATAGAAAACTAAAAGGTCGTAGTCCGGAGGCAAGAATATGATAGATATTTTTATAGGTTATGATGAGGGCGAGAAGATTGCATATCATATATTATCAGAAAGTATTAGACGAAATTCTAGTGAACCTGTATCTATTACACCATTGTGTTTAAGTAACTTACCAGATTTTAAAAGAGAGAAACAACCTAATCAATCAACAGAGTTTGCTTTTAGTAGATTTATGGTACCGTGGTTGAGAGGCTACAGAGGTTGGTCAATCTTTATGGATTGTGATATGATGTTTAGAGGTGATATTGCTGAACTATGGGGATTGAGAACTTTTAATAGTAAAGTTATGTGTTGTCAACATGATTATGAACCAAAACAAGGTTTAAAATTTAGAGGTGCTAAAAACGAAAAGTTTGAAAAGAAAAACTGGTCTAGTATGATGATGTTTCATAATTCACAATGCACAGCCTTAACACCGGACTATGTTAACAATGCAACAGGTTTAGAACTACATCAATTCAAATGGCTTGAAAGAGACCATATGATTGGTGAAATACCATTAGAGTGGAATTGGTTAGTAGGTGAATATGAATATAATAAAGACGCAAAGAATGTACATTGGACTTTAGGTGGTCCTTACTTTGAAGAATATGCTAGAAGTGATTATGCTGATGAGTGGTTTGAAATATATTACGATACAATAAAGGTAGATTTAAAATGATATTAGTTATAGGTTGTGGTCATGTAGGAAATACAATTGCAAATAATTTAAAAAATGTAATTAAGATTGACCCGAAACTAAATGAAAACAAAATAGAAGATTTTATGTTTGATGGTGCTATTATTTGTTTGCCAACACCAACAGTAAATGGTAAACAAGATGATAGTTTAATAGAAAAGACTATTGATAGATTAGGTGATACTAGAATATTAATTAAAAGTACCGTCTTACCAAATTTATTAGACAAGTATGGTAAGAATGTTGTTTATTCTCCTGAATTTTTAAGAGAGGCACATGCCGAGAAAGATTATCAAAACAATCGTAATGTTATATGGGGTGGCGATAGAAGTCACATAGATTGGTGGATTAATAGACTTGAAGTAGAAGATAGAAACAATATGATTATGAATAGAAAAGACGCTAGCGTAGTCAAATATGTTTACAATTGTTTTCTTGCAACTAAAGTGGCTGTTTTCCATGAAATCTATAGTAAGTTAGATTCATCATTTAATTATCACAATATAATTAATACATTATCAGAATTTGAGAATATAGGTCCTAGTCATATGAAAGCAAACAAACTAGGTTATGATGGTAGTTGTTTTCCTAAAGATATGGAAGCATTTGCTAATTGGCTAGATAGTGAGATATTAAAGAATGTAATAAAAGTTAATAATGACTTGATAGGTGCCAGATGATAATTACACACACTTTACCATGGGACAAATGTTTATCACATCAACTTATGCCTGCCATAGAAAAAGGTTGGAAAGATACACCTATGAAACCAATACATTTCTTTTGGGGTTTAGCAGGTAAAAATATACCAGAGATACAAAATTGTATTGCTAGAGGAGAAGAATGGTGGTATGTAGATAATGGTTATATAACTGAACAAATTACAAGATATCCTGAACCTATTATAAACGATTACGATAAAACTTATTTTAGAATATGTAAAGGTGGTATTCACACCACATCATTTAAAGAACATGACGATAAGAGAATGAATACAGAGTTTAAAGGTTGGCAATCTGGTGAACATATACTTGTTTGTCCTTCATCTCCTACTGTAACATCACATATCAATGGTATATCACAGGAAGAGTGGATAAAACAGACTACAGATGAAATAAAAAATTGTACAGACTTACCAATAAAATTAAGAAATAAACCTAGACCAGGAAATGAATGGTGGAATACAGATATAAAAGATGATTTAAAAGAAGCTCATTGTTTAGTAACTAATATGTCATTAGCGGCTGTTGACGCAATAATCAATGGCGTACCATGTATTACACATAGTAGAAATGTAGCTGCTGGTGTTAGTAACAGAGATATAAGCTACAAGACATTAAATTATCCTTTTAAACCTGATGGTGATAAAATAAATAGATGGATTAAAATGTTGTCTTACAACCAGTTTACAATAAAGGAGATTGAAGATGGTATTGCCTATGAGATTCTTCAAGAACAAATTTAGATGGTTTGGATTAATACTTGCTGTAACTAGTGTTGCAATTTTATCAAGTGCTAATATATCTACTCAATGGGTAGGGTGGTCATTAAGTGTCGCAGCCTGTGTAATGTGGGTATGGTTTGGTTATAAAGATAAAGATTGGCCAAGAATGATTATGGAATTGATGTATATGTTTTTAAGTTTAAGAGCTGTATTTAATTGGTTAGGAATGTGATGTACAACTTTGCTTGTGTTTGTTATGGAAATAAGTATGATGTAGAGTATGTTCAAAAACTCTATAACATGGTGACTAGAAACACCACACATTTAATAAACTTCTATGTATTTACCGACCATGTAAAAATGCAAAAGATGGTAGAGGGTGGTAGATTATATGTTAAACAATTTCCCGAACATGATTTAGATGGTTGGTGGAATAAAATGCAATTGTTTCATCCAGATGTACAATTACCAGGCACCACTTTATACATGGATTTAGATGTAGTAATTACGCATAACATAGATGATTTTTTTACATATAAACCAGAAGCTAAGTTTGTAGGTATGAATGACTTTAATCCTGTAACAAAACAATGGAATTCTAGTATAATGAGGTTTGACCAAAGTCATTGGCATGACAAACTTTGGCGAAGGTTCAGTAAAGATAAGAGTAATCTATTAAGACGGTTTCCTGGTGACCAAAACCTTATTTCAGACTTTATTAAGAAAGAACCTGGATGTGAGTCATTTCCTGATTCATGGACACAATCATACAAATGGTATGACCGAAGTGGTACCAGATACTCCAGAAGTGCCATGACCTACGAACACAATGGCGAATCGTGGGTTTCCGTGTTTCACGGACAGCCAAATCCTCATGAATCTACGCAGGAATGGGTAAAAAGCGCATGGAAATAGAACTTTCCTAGCTGTGCGTTTTGACGCACCTCTAAAACCCTTACCTGGTCTCAAAAAAAACTTCAAAAAAAGCGCCAAAAAGCGAAAAAAGTGCTTGCTTTCTATGGTGGATAGTGTATTATATGTGTATATGATAAAGAAAAAAACACTAAAAGAAAGAATAGAAGACGCCAAGAAAAGAAACTACTTGACTCTACTACAAATTTTTGATATAATAATAACTAACAAAGGAGAAAAACACTATGTCTAAAGTAAAAAACTATTATTGGGATTTAGCTGAGAAAGCTGTTGACGCTATCTTACTAGAACTTAAAAACAAT